TTTTGTTTTTTTTTTTTTTTTTTTTTTTTTTTTTTTTCTGCATAATAAACCCGATTAAAAGAATACCATAACCAAAAGAAAAGGAAACAGAAGAAAACGAGAATCCATTACCACCATAGTAAAAGCCTGGTCAAAATCCATTTTCAAGCAATATTTTTACCGTGTTTTCGATAAAAATCCCTCAACAAAACATCATAATCATGGGTTAAAGGCGGCTTCCCAATATCACGTAAAACACGATTAATCGCATTCTTATGATCATCAAAGCGAACCTTACCATGAGCAAACATGCCTCGCATACTATCATCAATTGTCATCATCAATAAATCCCACGGATCTCCTGAATCAGTCACCCAATTCAACATCTCCCTAAGAACTTCATCTTTTAAAGCCATTCGCCAACAATCACCAAACCGATCATCTCTCACAAAATTGCTCTTCAGATAGACAAAATCCTCCAAACTACAAACACCAATCGCTTGAACTCCTTGTTTTTCAGGAGGTGTGTAGTTCATACCATACTTCGAAAAAACTTCCGAAATTGTTATATCATTATAGATGTATTTATAGTCGTCATCCACGACTCCACCATTGTCATCACCTGTGAAGTTCTCCACAACATGCTCATCTTTTACAGCAGGCTGCCAAACATCACCAGGCAGGTGAGCAGTTAACTCACTCCAATTATCATAACTCATTTGATCATGTCCAATAGTATTTATAACAGAAGTCATCCAAAAACCAGAGGGCATACCATTCGTCACACGATAAACCAAGACACCAAAAATATGAATCCTATTCGAAGCACTTTCTGCAATAGCAACCATTATGACATGATACTTAACATCGCCTATAAGTTGTTCAAAAGCGAAAATTAAGACAATATGGGATCTAAAAATGTATTTAGGTGAAAAACTGCCATCCCATTCACCAAAGTCACCTTTCAAAAAATTTTTAAGGCCAACAACCTCAAAACTCCTCATAAGTTCACTCACACTTGGACCACTAGGATCCAAGCCTAATCCACTATTAATCTTACATCCAGCCCACATAACTAGACCAGCAATACAGCCAAAGTATCTCTTGATCACAATCAACCACGCAAGATTATGGATATTAAAAAATCTCGTCTTATACAATCGATCCATCGATCTACGCTCATCCTTTAACCAATCAAGATAATAGTTGTACAACAACTTTCCTTTACGAAGACCAACCTCAATCTCAACAACCATAGATTTTAAACGCTTACACATTTCATAACGGGGTTGTCCACC